GAGCCGATCGACTTCCGATTGGATGACGCCGCGCGCTTCGCCGGACAGCGACTCGTGCGGGTTGGCGTCGATCTTGTGGGCGCCGCGGAACAGGTACGTGTACTTGATGCCCTCGGCGGCATCGAAGGCGGACTGATCGGCGTGCAGGGCGACGACTCCGATAGAGCCGACAGCGCCGGTCTGGGTGACCCACACGCGGTCCGCAGCGGACGCCAGCAGATAGGCGGCCGACAGCGCGTCATCCTGCGCAATCGCCCAGACGGGCTTCTGGTCGCGCGTGCTGCGGATCTCCGCGGCGAGATCGAAAATGCCGCCTGCCTCACCGCCCGGCGAGTCGATGTCGAGCAGGATGCCGCGGACCCGCGAATCGCTGCGCGCGTTGCGCAGCACCCGGCCGACATTCTCGTAGGACTGAAGCTCGGTCGAGTCGGGCGTGATCTGCCCGGCCCGGCGGACCAGCACGCCATGCACCGGTACGGTCGCGACGCCGCGCTCGATGCGGTAGCCGCGCGCGACGATCACGGCCGGCGCCGGGTCGTCGCCCGTCTTTGCCTCGATCTCGGGGAGCGCCGAGCCGCGCTGGAGCATGGCGGCGTGCAGGCCCAGCAGCATCTTGTCGAGCTTGGCCGGCGCGATCAGCAGCGGCGGGCCGAAGACGCGGGCGAGGATGTGCGGGAGCGCGCGGATCATGCGGCCTCCTTGGTGACGGGCTGTTCCCCGGCGGTGTCGGGGACGGCGGCATCCGGGTTGGCTTGGTTGGGATCGGCGGCGCCCGGCGCCTTGGTAGCAGCCGGCGCCGGATCGGGGATGCCGTACTGCTTGCGCAACGCGGCGGCCTCGGCGATGCGGCGGTAGACGGTCTCGATGTCGTAGCCCTCGGCCTCGATCGCGTCCTGTGGCGCAATCAACTGCGCGTCCAGCGCCAGCTTGATCGCCTGCCGGTCCTTCAGCGGATCGACCCACGGCGCGCGCGGCGTGATCGCCTGCATGGCGCGGTAGACGGCCGGCGTCTTGTTGTACTGCGCGGCGGTGATCGGTACCGCCCCGGCGAGCACGGCGGCATCGAGCCAGCGCACCCAGACCTTGCGCAGGAACTGGAACACCAGCACGGCGTGCTGGAACGCCTCGACCTCCGAGCGGAAGGCGAGCAGGCCGGCGCGGCTGCTGGCGTACGATGTCTTGGTGAGATCGGCGGCTAGCTCGGCGTACGGGATGCCGAGCGCGGCGCAGAGTTGCAGCAGCGTGCGGAACTGGAACGGCTCGTAGCCCAGCCCGGAGCCGCCCGGGTTGGCGAACGTAGCCTTCTCGCCCGGGTAAAGCTGGACGGTCGCGCCCGGTCCCCATACCGCGGGGTCATCATCGGGCCGCGGCTCCAGCGGGTTGCCGGTTTCATCGAGCGTCTCGGGCGATTCGATGAAGGTCGCGTAGCGCGCCTGCTGCTTGTTCCGCTCAAGCTCGGCATCGTCGTACACGTCGAGTTGGAATAGCTTCACCACCGCCGCGGCGTAGCCGGTAAGCCCGCGAATCTGTCCGGCCTCGACCGGATCGAACACATGCACCACTTCCTCGGCCGGCACGCGCGTTAGCTGGTTGCGCAGGATGGCGTCTTGGAAGCTGATGGTGAGATCAGTCGGGTTGGCGCGGAAGAACCAGTAGGCGACCCGCTTGTCGCGGATGTCGCGGTCGAACTCGATGCCCATGCGGATCTGCCCGCCGGAATTGAAATTGCCCTCGGGGATCTGCACCAGCCGCGCCATCGGTAGCTGTTCGCTCGGCAGTAGCTGGAGTTGTAACGGGATCGTGAGCCCATCCTGCGGCAGCCGCGGGCGGAAGCGGACGAAGCACTCGCCGGCAAGGAACGCCTCGCGCGCGATGCGCCGGGTGATGCCGTAGAAGTCGGTGACCTCCTCGGCGTCGGCCTCGTCGGTCCATGCCGCCCATGCGAGTTGTACCGCGGCGCGTAGATCGCGATCGGGAATCAGCGAGGACGGCTTGATGCCGGCACCGACCGTCGCTGCCGACCACGACCGCAACGCTGCCTTGGCGTAGCCGTTGTTGCGGACCAGCCAGCGGGCGCGCGCTACGACGGTCGGCCCGGCGCTGCGCATCAGCGCATTGACGTGTACCTGTGCCGGTTGCCAGATCCCGAGCCGGCGCTTCATCGAGCCGGCTTCGAGCCCGGACGGGACGGGTGCCGCGATACCGCCGCGCGGTCCACCGATGCCGAGGCCGAACCAGTTGAACACGTCCTGCATCTTGACGTTGAGCGCCATCGCTACAGCCCCTTGACCTGATCGACGTAGGACAGGCGCCGGACGCCGCGCCACACGCCGGTCGCGCAGCCGGCGATCTCGTCGCGCAGCCGGAAAATCTGCATCTGCATGTCGGCCGGCGAGCGGTAGGACACCGAGCGGCCGCGGTCGGAGACAGACGATACGCCGGTCGCGGCCTTCGCCATCAGATCAGCGAGTTGCTTGATGCGTGCTTCCTGCGCGGGCGGCGAGCAGTCGAGCCATGCCGGCAGTTGACCACCACAAGTCATTGCGTCTCCTTGACACGACAACCAATTCCCGCGAGTTTGCGGGTGCGTCGTATCGAGGATGCGCTACTGGATGTTGGGCCGCGCCGCCGGGTGCGGCCCAATCTTTTTGGGCAATCAACTACGCCTAGTGCAGGCGGACAGCAGCCGCCATACGCCGCGCCAGCGACGATTGCAAGCGGGCCTTCATCGTCGCGTTGATCACGCCCTGCACTTCGTCGGTCGCGAAGGTGCCGCCGATGGTCGGTCCCCAGAGTTGCTTGATCGGTAGACGGGCCGGGCCGACGCGGCGGAACACGCCGGTCTTGCCGCTTTTCATCGTGGCGATGAAGGCATGTTGGATGACCTGCGGCTTGCCCCACGCCCGCGTCTGCACGCCGCTTCCCGTCTGCCGGACCGGGAACTCGATCAGCGGGATCGGGCGCTTCGAGCTTCTGACCTCGACCTCATAGTCGCCCGGGTTCACGCGGTCGTAGAAGATGCGGCCCTTGACCACGCCCGACTTCAGCCCGGTGCGCCGGGCGATTACGCCGGCCGCCTTGACCTTCGCCGCCTTGGCGGTATCGGCCAGCGCCAGCGCGACGATGCGGTCGAGCTTCGGCTTGGCGATCGAGCCGAGCGAATTGATGTAGGCCACGGCATCGACCTTGATCGCGACCGCGGGCTGCTTGCCGAAGGCGGCCATCAGGTGCCTCTCTGTGCGCGCTCGATCTGCGCCGCCCGGGCGAGCAGCTTCCCGGCGCAGGCGTTCAATCCCATGACGGTCGCGAGATAGTCGGCGACGACGCGCATCTCGGCCGGAGTCGGATGACGGCGCGCCGGGGCGTCGATTGTACAATGCGGGACAATCGCCTGCTTCTTGACCAGCCGGGCGATGTCGGCCGGGCTCCAGCCGGTGAGCTTGCTGCGGCCGGCGCGGATGGTCCGCTCGGCATGATAGCGCGCGTTGATCGGGCTGCTCATTCGCGCAGCCTCTGGTAGATCGCCATGATGCGCAAGGCCATCGTCTTGGCGTCATCGAGCGCCTGATGCCGCAGGCCTTGCCGGTCTACCGCGACGGTGATGCCGCGGCGCTCGGCGAGCCAGAGCATCGTGCGGGTATCGCGCGCGTTGCGGAACTTCCACGGGATCGAGATCCCGGTCGCCCACATCGCCGCCTCGGTGATCGGGATGTCGAAGCCGGCGCCGTGGCTCCAGACGCAGACTTCTTCGGTGCCGGTCGCCTGAATGTACGCCGCGAAAAACTCCAGCGCCGAGCGGATCGGTAGCTGCTTGTCGGCGAGCGCGGCTTCGGCCTCGGGCTGCTCGCCCCACCACGCCATCGTCAGCGGATCGTAGGTGAGCCCGGCGGCGACGCAGGACTCGCCGTCGATGTTGGCATAGTAGGACGGGCCGAGCGGCCGGCCATCGAAGTCGAAGGCAACGGCGCCGATGCTGCGAATCACGCAGCCCGGACGGGCGCCGCCAGTTTCGAGGTCGAGCATGATGTGCGGGTAGGTGGTCAACTGATCTCCTCAACGTATTCGAGCAGACGCTCCAGCGCCTGTGCGGCCAACAGTATCTTCTCGGTGCGTCGGTCTGTGTCAGCATAGGACAGCGCGACCAGCACGTCCGAAGCGTAGTCGTTGATGCGCGACAGGATCTCGGCGCGCTCGCTCTTGGTTAGCATCGCTAGCCGGTGAAGTACGCGACGCGGCGCCGTCGTCCGCCGCTAGGCGCCGCCGCCCGGGCGCGGATGTTGCCGGCCGAGGCGGCGCTGGGCAAGACGGCCGGGGCGGCGTCCGGGGCAGCCGGGGTAGCGGCCGGTGCTGGGGGCGCCAGCGCCCCGCTGGGCGCGATGGACGATTTCGGCGGGGGATTACGGGCCGGCAGCGCGTCTAGCCCCAGTTGCTCCTCTAGGGCCGCCCAGCGCGCGTCGCTCCAGCGATCTGCCGCGGATAGCCAGACGGCGGCCCGGGCATAGACGCGGCAGTCGAGCGCCTCGTTGCGCGGGCGAAGCTGCCGCCACTCGGTGCGCGCCGCGAAGCCGTGCCGCCGGGAGCGCACGACGACCTGCTGCTCGGCGACGATCTGCTTGATCCACTCGTCGCTCGTCGTGTCGGGGAGATGGACGAAGCCGACCGGGTAGGTGAAGCCTTGCGCGAGTTGCTCGTCGGTCGGCTTGTCGAGACCGAGGTGCTTGTAGAGTTCCTTCTTGAAGAACGAGACGCTGACGGTCCACACCTTCAGGCCGCGCTTCATCTTCGCGCCGTCGATCTTGGTCTCGACCTTGGTCGCCGAGACCGGCACGACCCGGTCGTAGGTGCCGACGCCGCGGACCGGGAGCACGGTCGCGCGATCCTGCTTGCGCGCCCACGCATAGACCTGCTGGGTGGTGAACCCGGTGTCGATCGCCAGCCGCTGGAGCGACATGCGCGCGCCGGTCGAATGTTCCCACGTGCGCTCCAGCAGTTGGGTCATTTCGCTCCACACGTCAGCCCGCCCGGGATCGCCCGGCACGATGATGTGCTCGACCAGCCACGACTCCAGCCCGCGGCCCCACGCCCATACGTCGATCTCGATGCGGTCGGCCTGCACGTCGGCGCCGGCCGTGAGGAACAGGCCACGCTCGGGCACGGTCTGGTGCGGCCACGCCTCACGTCGCTCGTAGAGCCGCTGCCAGTCCGGCACTTCACCA